GCATTGGTGTCGATGTTTACAGCGGGTTTCTCTGCCGCTTGCGCATTCATAGCCGCAATCTGTAGCTTGGTTTCGCTGTCGATCTGCGCTTTCATTTGAGCGCGTTGGGTTTCAGCCTCTTGTTTGACTTGCTCCAATTGCATGGCAAATTGCTGCCTGACCTGCTCCAACTGCAAAGCCTGCTCACCCTTGAATTGCTCAATCTGGGCTGATTGTTGGAGTTTGGCCTGCTCCAATTGGGATTTACCTGCCTCTACCTGTTGGCTGTGTTGCAGCTCCATTTGCTTGACTTGCAAGCTGTTGTCTTGGGGTTGTTGCTCTTGGGGAGGTGGGGGAGGCTGTTTAATCTTGTCGATTGAATCCTCCACTGCGTTGCCCATCTTCGCGCGTCGGGTCACGGTCAATAGCATCTCTTTCAATGCCTCGACGGGTAGAGCGCCAATTTGAACCGCTGGCATGAATCCTTGGATGACTTGGTTTAGAGCGTTCATTGTGTCGCTCAGGCCCTTCATGTCAGACTCCATCGACGCAGCGACGGTTGAGTCCGTCTCTACGTCAACCTTGAATGTGCGCAGCTTGTCATCACGCAGCACTTGGATGATTTCATCCCAAGATGGGGGAATTTCAGGCTGTGGCGGGGGCTGTTGTCCCTGCATTTGGGCTTGCTGTGCCTGCATTTGCCATTGCATCATGGCCTGTTGCTTTTCCTCTGCAGTGGGGAATTTCAGCCCCGTCATGCTCGCCAGCGTCTCAGGCTGGAAACGTTCCCCAATCACTTCTGCCTGCAATCGAATCAGGTCACGAATGAAGTTAGCGCAGTCTGTTTGCATCCGCTTCAATCGTGCGCTACCCCATTGGGCCTTGATTTGCTGTGCGCCTAGGGTTTCATTAGCGTCTGTCGATCCGCGCAGAATGTCAGAGATTCCGGTAATCTCGTAGATCACCTGTTTACTGGATTCGCGCTGCACTTGCAGGATCTGCAATACCTTAGCGGCCTGCTCGATAGGCATGAACCAGATAGCTTTCTCCAACCCGCCGCGCTCCAATAGTGCGGTCACGTTAGAAGCCGGGATAAGGTCATTATCCTCCCCGCGCATCAGTTCGGACAGTTCGGATAGCGTGGAGTCGTAAATGCCGCGCATCTTCAATCCCTTGACAAGGATATTGATGCGACGGGTCACGGTGTCGAGTTCGTCGGCTTGTTCTTTGTAATACTCAAACAGGGGCGTAGGGACTAATGAACCGCTATCCTCGCAAGCGTACAAAGGCCGGGGATTCGGATAGAACCCGGTCAATCCCAATGGGTCAGCGACCACTTTCAGCGGTGCATTCTTGTAAGACGGTGCGACAAAGATAACTTCGCGTTCTTCCTTGTCCCATATCTCCCAAACCTCGGCAGTCTTGAACGCTTCGGCAACGTCCATGTCCTTTTCGTTCTCTACGTCCGGGTCGTCTGTCTTGTCCAATGGCACATCAGCGCCAACTTCCCCGAATTGCTCTTCCAGTTCGTCACGGGTCAAACGGTGCCGGAATGCTTCCCAAGTGATGCACGACCAGCTTTCTCCCGCAGAAAGTCTAAAGTCTTTCCATTGGACGTGCTCAATCGGGGCCTGCTCCCATGCCAGCTCCTCGTAATCGCCGTCAAACTCTTCGCCCTGCTCGGTGTCGGTTTCTTCCTGCACCTTGTTAAACGAGGGGATGTAACGGACACGGGCCAAACCGCGACCGGGCAATAGCATGTCCAACACGCAAGCCCTGACCTGTGCGTCAAAGTCTGTGGTATCCATGCCGTATTCAAGCGAACGGCCTAAAACCTCGGATGCTGCCTTGCCTAGCGGGTCTTCGTCTTTGAATCGTCTACGAACGTCAGGTTTTGGCAAGCTGTTGTAGATTGCCGGACGCATGGTCTCGGTATTCGACCAAAGGATATTGAAGCTGTGCTTCTTAATCTCTTTCTGGCGATAGCGCTTTAGAACCTTGTCGCCTTTTTGCCGCCATTCAGATTCACGCTTATCAGCGAGTTTCAATTCCAATAGCCAGCGACGGACAATCCCGGCCTTATCTGTGCCGCCAATTGCGCCGCTTGCGTCAGAGAAAGCGATAGTTCCTGCACTGGTCGAGTTGACATAGAAACCTGTGATTTTCCCTTGACGCGGGGAAACAGTGCCCGTTGCGGTGAGAGTGACTGGTTGACCGTGAATCATTCTAAATCTCGCTTTCTCTTGGAATTTGCCCGGATTATCTCTGAAATTGTCTGATTTTGGGGGAATTTTGGGGTTTCTGGCACTTTTGGCTTCATTTCTTCACGCCAAACCAAACAAGCATATCTGAATGCATCGCTGTAATGGCTTGTCCAATCGTGCCGGGGTTTATCCCTAAAGAACTTCTTATCCTCGTCGTATTCCCGCTGATATTGTTTCAGTGCATCCAGTCCATCCACGCATTTGGTATCAAAGTAGCAGTCTGCCAGTGTCAAGCGGGAGGCTTGAATACCGTCAATCAATCCAAGCTCAGGCGTGATACGGGGTTTCCAGCCCATGCCCCTGAATTGCTCCTCGATACTTCGCCCGGTTTGCAGGCTCTTAGCCCGTGCATCGTGGGGGAGCCATAGCCAGTCCCCGTATTTGTAGGGCTTGGACTTCAAAACCTCGTGATAGTGGGCAATCGGCATACCGTGGGTGGCGTAGCAGTCAATCAAGCGTAGTTCTTTGCCACCCTGAAACCACCAGATCGCCGTGTCGTCGCTGTATCCCAAGTCAAGCACCGCATGGGTTTTCAGGCTTGGGTCGTACAGGTCGGGCTTGATTCGGCCTTGTTGTTCAGCTAACCATAGCTCTTTACCATAGATAGCACCTGGCAATGCCGCGTCAAAGTCGCATTCCATCTCCTGCCGCCAAGCATCCTCGGTCAGTTCAAGGCGCAAGGCTTCCAATTCAGATTCAGGCAATAGGCCGGATTCACTCGCCTTGATGCTCAAAGCTAACCACTCTGGGTTAACTTTGGCGTGCTCGTAAATCTCCCAAAACTGATTGCGGCCCTTGGGGGTGCCAATGATTACCGCCCAACCCTGCCTATCAGCGAGTGCAGGCCGGATGATGTAGCCCCATACGCTAGGTTTCCAGTCCCCGTATTCGTCGGCTACCAACCCGTCAAAATAGAGGCCACGCAAGGCATCCGCGTTATCAGCACCGAATAGCCTGATAGAACACCCGTTCGGGTAAGTTATCCGCAGCTCTGATTCATTGATGTTGATTCCAGGGACTGGAGCGCTGTACCGCTTGAGATAGTCCCAAGCCACTGCCTTTGCCTGCGAGTAGAACGGTGCAACGTAGGCAAACCGCCCGTCATTGCCTTTGAATGTCAGAGCGGCCTTAACCAACTCATTCACGCACGACACTGTTTTTCCTGCCCTACGGTGGGCAACAACAACCGCCCATCTTTGTTTGCGCTTGTGTAATGGCTGGAAAGCCTTGCGCGGCGTGTAGGGTATCGTGATTACGGTCATTCAGCCCATTTGATCGTGAGGCTTAAATCTTCGCCATCTTTCCCGGTGTGCTCTTGGCGTGCCAGCTTGGGGATGTGGTATTCGACAACGGACTGAAACATCTCGAAAGCCTTGGCCGGGTTTGGTTGAACCCAATAGCCGTCCTCGTCTTCTTTCTTGATTCCGTCTGCCACTTGGTCAAGCCAGCCTGTGAGCCTGTGAGCGTTTCCATCAACCAATGATGCTATGGCCTGCCTAGCGTCTTGCGTAGCCTTGTTGGGCGTTCCTGTAGCCCTGCCGCCTGTTTTAATACCCTTAGCCATGTCATACCTCTAAAACTGTCTAGTTCAGATGCACTAATTATGGCACGGTTTATGCTTTAGCGCGAAGTCAGATTAGTGCGAATCAATGCCGCTGCCTGCGCTGCCGTGTTGGTCTGGGCTACTTGCGTCCATCCTGACTTCTCGGATGTGGTGCCATTCAGGTTTTGCACATAAACGTCAGTGCTAGTGCCTGCGTTCAGGAATTGGGTGATCTTTGCGCCTGCGCCGTCAGTGGTGAATTCGGCTTGCAGTTGGGCTTCAGTGAATGCCATGTGTAGCTCCTTGTGGATAACTTACATTTTACCGCTTCAATCGGGTTTTTGCTCATTTTTTGCAGAATACTTGGAATCCATTTCCTGCATCAGTCTTTTGCAATAAATGCTCGCGTCTAACAATTCCTCAAATAGATGTTGCAACCATTGGCGCTCTGTTAGCTGGTTTCCTGCCACCGTCCTGCCGTACTTCTTAATCCCGAGTTGCTGGCGATCAAGGATGTTTTTGCATACTTCCTGCTCTGTGTCTTTCATTTCTTGTCCTCAAAAAACCGAGCGTTAGAGCCGCAACTATTGAAAACGTAAAAAGGTTGCTCTCTTTCAACTTCACAAGGAATTCCATAATCTCTAGTGACATATGAAGTCCTGCCACAGATTGCATGAACCTTTTTGTAAATTGGAGTGTTCCAATCTGGACTAGGTTTAAAGTGCTTGCAGTCTTCGCACATCTTGTGTTCTTTCATCCCTGTAATTCCTTTAGCTTGCGTTTGTAGGTTTCTTTGATGTCTTTCAAGTCTTCAATGCTGTAATGCTTTGCAGTGTGCGGCCCTTCTAGCCATTCGACGCGCTCCCGGCCTATCAGATTAACCAGGTTCACGCGATATAAGGCCACGTTGCCGGATAGGTGCGTATTGCATGGTGCGCATTGTTTGTGGCAGTTATCCGGCTCGTAAGCAAGTTCAGGACGTGCCCCCCGGCTTAGGTAGTGCCCCGCATGATACTGGCCTGCGTGGTGCCTCTGGCAGCTTATGCAAGGCATATCGGCTTCATTAGCCCTTACCCATGCGTTAAATGCTGCTTGTGCCTCCCGCGCCCAATCTGCCCGACTTTTGATTGCAGCCTTCCGCGCCTTGGTTCGCTCGGTTTCTTCCTTCTTTGCGGCCTTGACCAGCCTAGATGCGCAAATTGGGCTGCACACGGATTGGAGTGGTCGCAAAGGATAGAAGCTAGTCCCGCATTGCTTGCATGGCTTTTTATTTTGTGTCACGGAGAAACCATTCTTTTGTACTCTCTCCGAAATACTTCAAGCCAAAGCGCATCTGCAGCATCGCTACTAGGGTCTTGAGGAAATGATTTCCGCACTTCGTCTGTAGCTTTCGCCGCTGCTTTTTTACGTGCTTTTTCATCATCAACAGCGTAATAATTCATTCCGTTTCCCCTTTCCAAGCTGGCAACTTCACACCCCTGGCCGCAGCCGTTGCATAAAGGAATTCAATCCATTCCGAAAACTCAGCCTTAGTGAACTTGCTTGTGCGCTGCCCCAACATCACGACACCGCCATCCAAGCCCATAGCTAGGCGCACGGTTTCACGCTTGAATGCAGCGGTAAGAACATCTTTCCAATCATCCGGCTCCATCTTGACCATGTGCCCGTTGATAGGCCAATCAAGCTGTTTGCTGAATTCCGTCAGTATCGGCCACATCAGGCGGTTTTGTGACTGGCTACGGGTTTCTGGCTTGATTGTCAGGATAAACCGCTTTGAGGCTTGCATTGAAGCTGTCAGAAATGGGAACACCTGGGCCTTGATTGCGGCCCATGCTTGCTGTCGATTATGAAGGTCGATTGATAGTGATTCGGTCATCTCTTTATCCCCCAATCAATGCTTTTCTTAGCCATTCAGCCCCGCCCAATTCTTTCAACTTTTGCTTTTGAATTGTTGTTAGTCTCACAGTAACTACAGTTGCAGCTTCGGCTCCCATTGGCTTTCGTCCCTGCCCCCTTCCAGCACCTCCGCGCCCCATTGGTCTGCCATCGCGTCCGCTATCCCTTGGTAGGTCTTGCTTCGTAGTTTCCACCTGTCCGCGCTTGGTGCTAGTTTGTTTTGTCCGCTTGCTGTCTGGTTGTCCCATCGTCCGCTTTCAGGTGTTTTAAGTACGTTTGTATGCTTCAAGAGTGGTAAGCCCTTAAGCCATAGTGAAGTGGCTTTGCTCTCTGAATGTCCAAACTGCCAAGGCTGAATAATCTGATCTGGTTTGCGTATGCGTGTACTGGCTACGCTTATGGGATTCTCTAGGCAAATCTTTGGTATTGGAGCATCAAGTAGTTTTCTAAAAAACTCTAGCGCATCAATGGTTAATTGTGGGTCACGCAGTCCCCTTGTTGTCCAGTGCATACCTGACACACTCAAATACGTGCATGGTGGGTGCCCAATCATTAAATCCCAATTGTCACCAATGATGTCAAAAACATCGCCCTGATAGTGATTGCCTTCTGTCTCTGCTGGCAGAAGATCGCAAGACATGGCGTAATGCCCCCGTTTTGCAAAGGCATCACGTACCGTGCCTGAATGCTCACACGCAATCAAAACATTCATTTTTTAATGCCTTGACTACTTCAAACGACAACTTAGCTTCACGGTTGAATTGGCGCTGAGTGGCTTCGCTAAAGTCAAAGCCAGAGTTTTCCATTTCACGCTGTACTTTCATTGCTACTTCAATGGATACCTTCAACAAGGCTGCAATTTCTTTAGTCGTTCCGTTCATTTCATACCCCTAGTGTGTTGCGATGATTGATAGTGTAATACGTAATCAACCATAAAAGAAGCATTTTTCTAGGTGTTTACCCTATGCTGGCACCTCACCATGAAAATAAACCATCCGTTCCGGCTTCAACCACGATGCCTTGACCGTAATCGCAGCGCCCAGCGGGTACGCCTCGGACTGGTCAATCTCCCTCACTTCCACCACTACGCCGGATTGCATGGCGATAACTGATCTTTCGCCTAGGGTGTAGCGGTGGCCTTGCTGGGCTTTTTGGGCGTGGTTCATGTTTTGACGCAATAAATAACGTCGCTTTCGGTTGGTACTTCTGGCCAATAGCGCATTATTCTCTCCATCTTTTGAGTTGTATTATTAAATCTATAACGTGGTTTAAGTTTCAAATACCAAGTACTCCCATCTTCTTTCAAGCCACCAAGCCCTATTCCTTTTGCAATGCTTATCTGCATCATTTCACCGTGGCAATTTGGTGCGCGATGGCCTATATCCCCATTTTCTGCAAAGTGCCTAATGAGGTCTAGATTTGCAAGGATTGCTCTGCACTGTTCGCGGTTCATGCCATCCCCCGAAACACCGCAATAGCCCTATCCATTGCCGCCGCTTTTTGGGTTTGCTGTCTGCACTTGTAACCCGATTTCAGTCGCTTTAGTTCGCTTATCACGCAATCCAAGCCAA